AGGTGTTGGCCCCAACCACTAACGGCAGGTAGGTCGACTTTAGTTGTGTTCTGAATCTGGCCCACACCCGTACCAACACCAGTGGCTACACCCGTACCAACACCAGTGGCTACGCCAGTACCAACACCACTGTTAGCTGCAACACCAGTACCAACACCACTGGTTACACCAGTTCCAACACCAATATTAGCTGCAACACCAGTACCGACATTAGCAGCTACACCAGTACCTACAACGGGAGGTACACGTACACCGGTGCGTGGACATATACCTGGCACCATACCTGGAACCATACATGGAACAACACTTGGTGCTGTATATGGTGGAGTATATGGAACCGTGGTGGGACTTACAGGTTGGGGTGGCATACTTGGTTGTATTTGTATACCACAAATAGATTTGAGATCTACATTTTTTGTGCGCGCCTCCTCTAAAATATTACTGATTTGTCCTTGATATCTGATAATACTACTATCTAATTTTTCGGCCAAAATAGTTTTCATTTCTTTCATAACTTCTTCCATAATTTCATGAATAATAGCAAGACTTGCACTGTTTTGCGCTCGACTGGAGACTAAGCCTAATAGTGTAAAGAATGCTGATCGTGTTTCAGGTGATTCGAAAAATTGTTTTAATGTTTTATTACAGTTTCTTAGAATTACATTGATCGCAGAACAAAGACTAGTTCGGCATTCTTCTGCTGTGAAATTATTCTTAATTTCAGCTATCATCAAATGAATTAAAAGACTGACATTATTTTGCATAATGTTGTCAATAGCAACTCTACAATCATATTGTTGACAATATCTAGGTGCATAAGAAGTTGAGGTTGGTGCACTAAATGTACCGTCGCCTAATATTCCATTAGCTAAACAGCTCATTTGCCCTCCAGCCTGTACGCTAATTTGAGGATCGTTACTTGTAATCTGTAATTGTCCACTTTTCTTTACATTAGCATTAGCATTTGCATTTGCATTTGCATTTGCATTTGCATTAGCATTTGCATTTGCATTTGCATTTGCATTATCATTATCATAATAAGATGCACATGGATCATCTATGTTACATTCACTAATGAATCCTTCAAGAGTTGGGTTAAGTTTTCGCGCAAGACGAGCGCGTCCTCCGCTTAATTTGATAGGTTTTAGACTTGGTTTAGTATCAGCATGAGGGGTGGCAGTGTGTGGTTGTGTAAATGGTGGATTCAAAAGTGTAAGATCAACGTCAACGTTCTTAAGTCCAGTGTTATAAGCCCTTGCTGTAGTTTTTTGACTATTATTACAACCTTGATTATCAGGTGATGCAATCATATTTTCTTGTACCCCTGAAAGTTTCATTTCCTTTGTAAAAGGAGGGTTCAAAAGACGTAAATCAACATCAGTGTTCTTAAGTCCTGTATTATAACTTCTTGGAGGTAAACTGTTATTGGAACTATCACCACCGCATTTGCTAACAACATCCATTAAATTTTGCAGAGCGCAAACGGCTTTAGTTGAACTAATTTTTTGCATATCACGTTCTTGAATCAGACTTTCTAATTCTTGCTTCAACTGATTGGCATTTTCGACATCTTCACTTTCAACGCCACTAACATTTTCACTTTCACTTACTTCGCTATTCACTGTTATTCCAGAAAGTGGCTGAAGAGTCGGAACTGGACTAATCATATAACCTATTAAAAGTAAGACGAATGTGGCAAGAAGTAACCCGATTGCAAAAATCGGGGAGGTCATTTGGATAGTCAAAACAAGAGCCAAAAATCCGATTTTAATAAACGGATTGTTAATTAATTTTTGTACAGGTTCTGTAAAACGTTCAGCTACACTCGAAGCATAAAAAATAGTTAATACGGCTAAGACACCAATAACAAGAGGTGTTCCTATAGTAGATTCGAGGGTTTTCAGATCTCGCGAAATCTTACGATAGTTAATTTTTGGCATCTATACCAATTGGCTTGAATATAATATATAATTATATATTTAAAAAAGTATACCTTAATCGGGTTTAAGCGGCGATCGCTAATTCCAACAAAGACATTTAGAGTAACTCTAATTTCTTGATTGGTGTATTTTGTAATTGTGTACATTAAAGGAAAAAATTTGATCTTATCTTTAATTTATAAATCTAACCCAACTCGACATATTCGATCAATATTTGCAAATCAATTTCAATGTCCAATTATCATCGTTATTTAACCAATCTTGGCTATCTCTTGCGTCTTGATCGACTGGATGAATCAACTATCCAAAAAGTCAAAAAAGATTTGACCTTTGAACCAATAGTTTTGAAAGCATTTAAAACTATGAGTAAACCGTCAAAATTTCTTACTTACAAAACCAGTCCAAACTATCTATTTGTTCCCAGATTTTATGGGGTTAACAACTTTGGTATTCCGCTTAAAAACGCAATAAGTAAAGGAGAAGATATGAATGAATCATGTATAATTGTGCCACCATATATTCCAAAGACCTATCAAACCGTGGCTTACGAAAAAAGTGTCAAACAATTAAAGGAACGTGGAGGTGGCATTCTTTCGGTATTTTGCGGGTGGGGTAAAACTTTTCTGGCAATATATTTAGCAGTTCAACTGCATGGCAAAACCCTAGTTTTAGTACATAAAGAGGATTTAGCCGAACAATGGAAAGATGAAATTTGTAAATTTACTGGAAATCGTGCCAAAATAGGAATAATCCAACAGGACAAAATTGATATTGAGGGTTGCGATTTTGTTTTGGCTTTGATCCCAAGTCTTTCAAAACGCAATGATTATTCCAAGGAAATGTTTACTAGTTTCCGACTCTTAATTGTTGACGAATGTCATCATGTTGGAAGCGAAATTTTTTCCAGGTCACTTGAAAAAGTCTGCTTTCAATATACATTGGGTCTTAGTGCAACACCTGATCGAAAGGATGGTCTTACTCAAGTTTTCACCAATTATCTAGGACCTATCTTTCACTTAGAAAAAAGAAAAAACCGAGATGATACTTTGGTATTGCGAATGCCACTTAATAGTAATAGTTCTTACTATACTGATCAATATTTTGTAAATGGAACACGCAATACAGGTAAAATGGTTATCCAATTATCCGAATTTGAAGAAAGGAATATGTTTATTTTACATCTCCTAATGTTACTGTTTAGTGAAGAATTTTCTCCAGAACCGCGAAAGATTTTGGTTTTGAGTAAAAGTCGAAAACATTTAACTCTAATTTATCAAAATTTAGAAAATTTGAATCTCCACTTTCAATCATCCGATCCACAAAAATGCCGTCCTATCACCTTCGGTTATTATTGGGGCTTAAATCCTAATGGTGAAAACGGTACAACTAAATATTGTGATGCCGTAATTCCAAAAATTGTTCAACGAAAAAAACAACTTAAATTTGATTTATCAAGTAAGCAACGGTGTATTTTCACAGCCAAGAAAAGTGGTACGTATTGTGAATATCATCAATATTTAGAAAATTCGCATAAACAATTTAAAGAGGGAATAGGGCACCCTCCTGGAGTCATAGATTATATCATGTGTCATAATAGTGATTGTACCAATTTTCTTATTAAAATGGAAAATTCGAATTCGATATTAAAGTGCCCTATTTGTACAAAAGAATATCAGGTTCCTGAGACTCTTAGTCTCTTGGAAACTCTAAAAACAGCCAATATCAAAACTAGTAATAAACAAAAACATAGAAATATGTTAAATGAATCACGTAAATGTGATATTATTTTAGGGACTAATGATATTTGTAGTGAAGGTTTTAGTGTTGAAAGTCTTAATACATTAATTTCATTGACGCCCCAACAAGAAGTTGAACAAACAGTCGGACGCATTTTACGAAAACAAGATGCCAATGCAGTTAATGCTCCTCTAATTATTGATTTAGTTGATAAATGTGGTAACTTTGTTAAGCACAGTCGAGTAAGAAATAAGATTTATGCAAATGAAGGTTTCCGGGTAATAAACTTACCAGACCTTGATCTTGATGAGCAACCGTTAGAACGATTCCGCAAGGATATTTTCCTTCATCATGTTTACCACCAGAGTTATGGACCATCGGCCGATTGCCCCGATCCAGACGAGCCAACCAAACTTCAACTAACAATGGGCGTCACCGAAACAGTTGATGTTGATAGTGATCTTGATGATAGCACAAAAGAGAAATCTCAGGTTAAGTGCCTTATCTAAAAATATATCGCATGTTAACAGCTCAAATGTCTCTAAATATAATTTCCAGGAATATAAGAAATTACAAAGGATTATATGCTTTTCCTAAGAGAGAAAAGAAATTGAAAAATTTCTTTCTTAGTAATTAGGACTAAAATTTCAATTATTTATTAATATGACTACAATGAATGTCCAAAATGAAAGTTATAAGATAAGTTTAGTGTCACATCAACCCAAAGAAGCAGAAAACACATTATATCTTTCAAAATATGCACCCAAATCGTTAGATGAAATAGTGGGTAACGAAAATTTAGTGCGTCTCTTTAAATATTATCTTCGTGTTAAAGATTTTCCTAATATGATCCTATTAGGTCCAACTGGAACTGGAAAAACGACTATGATTCAACTGTTTATTAAGCAATTCTTAGGACCCCATTATCATACTCACCATCTCGAGATTTATGGATCTCTACATCGAGGTCGATGTATCATAAGTCAAGCTAGTGAAAACAGTAAAAATTGTGAAAAAGGTATCCCAAATATTCTAAATTTTTTGAAGAAATCACTTAAAGCTCGTGATGTCAAGAAAATTATCACTATATTTGATTTTGAATATACGATAGGTGAAACCCAGATGTCATTACGTCGAATTATGGAGGAACATGATAATGTTCGTTTTATTTTGGCATGTAATTCTCGCGATAATATTAGTGAAACTATTCAAAGTAGAACTAATATTTATAGTTTGCAACGTGTTCCAAATAGTGGACTTAAAAGCCTGATCAATAAAATTGTTGATAAAGAAAAACTAAAATTGGCGCCAGATATTATCGATTGTCTGGCTCAACATTCTGATGGTAATATTAGAGTTGCAATTAATACTTTACAATTAGTAAGTGAAACAAGTGAGCTTGATTTGAAACGTTTCTACCAAATTGTCAATTTACCGGCCAGTTTCAAAGTAGAAGAATTATTTGCTGCATGTTTGGCAGGTGGGGAGGACAATGCTATTAAGATATTGGATGACTTAATAAATAATGGCTATAGTCTAGTTGATTTATTAAATTTAATGTTGAAAACAGTTATTAATAGCGAAAAATTTAATACCGAAACTAAAAACAGAATTATTGAAACGGTTAGTAGTTTCTTTTTGGTTAATGAAACATCATTAACTTTAACTAATATGTATTGTCTAATTTACCGTCTTCTCTGTCCATAATTGAAAGAACACGTTACTCTGGTTAGCAGTGAGGTCTATTTGATTACATTTCAAGCAAGCTTCGCTTTCTGTATAACTACGTTTCAAGGCAATCAATTTAGCGGGTTCGCTGAACTTGTTCACTAGATCTTGGACTTATCTGTAACCCTCAGAAGCTTTGTGTCTTATAGTAAGCTAAGTTTCGATTTTGCCGAACAAGATAAGTTGTTAATTAATAGGTATGCTTGGAGTAAGTGGCAAGAATATACATTCTCTTGTTTTGTTCCTAATTTTTGGGAAAATCGAATTCATCTCAAAGTTTGATTCGAACTCTCTTTGTTTAACAAAATTTTCGTTACACGAAAATAGTCCATTTCAGTTTTACTGAAATTTTACTCATTTATCCCAATAGGATGCATCAAGGTCCTAATATGATATATTAAGGTATATTTAAGATCTTAATATAGTATATTGATAGTACACCAGATTACTGATTCATTTCTCTCAATCTTTAATCAACTCCCTGAAACTTTCAAACTTTAATTCAACTCTCTCAAAGTTTGATTCTTGATCACTCATCTTAAAATAGGAGGGGGTTTAGGGGGAAGCTGGGTTCTCCCTCATAACAAACTGATGGATTCTTTTTGAGAGTACTGGTCCTAATTTCCTTTGTCCCACTACTATTTTAGCTAACATATTATCTCGCATTTTTTCAGTTGGCAATGCACGATAACTATCAATTAACTTAGGAAAACTAGAATGGTGCTCCCTAATTGCTAAAGCACCCTGTTGTGAAACTCCCGGTATTTGCCGTAATTGAAGTAAATAACAATTATTTTCATCAACGTTTTCACTTTTTTTAACTTTAATTGTCTCTAAATAATGCATAGGTTCGCCAGATGGATTGCCAACTTGCGTAATAAAATCACCAATTTTATCCATTATTTTGGAAATCCAAGTAACTGTTTCACCTATAGTCTCTGCTCTTATAACTGGTATATCTTCCGCTAACATTCTATTTAAAAGTGAATTATATATATGTAAAGGTATTTCTGTTAGACAACTGCCAAACTGTGGAAATAAACTGCCCTCCAAAAGAACAATGACACGAGCCCCGCTTGTATTACTTAGAGTCCTCATTCTAGCTAATTGATTTTTAAGACGGTGGGTCGAAATAGAATTTAAGTAGTCTGCAACTGTTTTTCTTTCGATTAGAAAGATCAGTCGCCCGTTATGCCAAATTTCAATATCAGCTACTTCTAAGTTCTTGGACTGAAATCGGATTTTCTTTTGATTCAAAGTGTCCATTAAAGCTTTTTCACGGTAATCAATAACCAATTTAGTTAAGAGATCGCAATTATCTACACTATTTTCATTTTCTCTTTCTCTTTCTCTTTTTTCGATTGTAGTCATTTTATATATTTTAAGTGGTATTTCTTCTAAAGCTTTTGACGATTTTAAAAACTTTCTTTTCTAATTGTCCTACTATAACTAATGACAATTATAGTATCAACTCTCTCGGTTCGCATGGTTCTGAAAGACTAGCAAGCAAAGCTTACTATGTGCACAGCTGCCAGAAATCGAGACTGCGTTCGCTATATGCAATTCGTGCTGAAATGCTCGATGCTCACTGTAATGTGACTTCCAAATATTTAGAATATCATGAGAGTGAACGCCATACATATCTGCGCCAACTTTGTCGGTGCATAGTCTGAGAAGCGTAAGCGAATTATGTGCATAGCACAAGATTTGCTTTGCAAATCGGGCCCGGCAAGCTTTGCTTGCCTCGAGCGAAGCTCGCTAGTCCTTCAGAACCGGCATCTGGACCAAGCAAGTGAAGCTTGTGGAGCTTAGCTCGTGTAGCGAGCTGTGCAAAGTCCGAGGAACCAATTCAACTCTCTGTTAAATCCCTAAGCAAGTTTGTATTAATATATCCTATTAGGGTGCATCAAAGCCTTTTATATGAATTAGTAATACATTTCTAGGATAATAGAGGATATCTAATATATCAAATTAGGCCATTAACGACCTTAATATGATGTATTAATACCAAAGAGAGTAATCTCTTTTCGATTCAACTTAGTCTGCAAAGAGAGACTCAACCGTAGGTTGCACAGAATCTACGATTCAAGGGCTACACCACTCAGTTTGCGAAACAAAATGCCAGTTGCAGAGCAACGACTCAACCAAAGGTTGATGACTTTGTCACTCATTCTTTGAATGATAGCTTCGCGAAGAGAGACAGAGTCTCTCTGCCCTTGGCGACTCAACCGTATGTTGCACAGAATTGTAGATTCCAGGGCCACGCCACTCATTCAAAGAATGATGGCTACGTCACTTAGTCTCGCAGTCAGTGACGACTTACTGTGATGATTCCTAAGCTCAGTTATATTATATATCCTAATATAGTCCAGAGAACTCGTTTGTTTTGGTCACACAATTTATGACAGTTTCGGCGAAATCGTATATAATAAAGCCCTAAATGTAACTATTAGGATATATTAATAATATAAGAGAGTATTGGGTTTGGTGATTTAACTCGCAGAATTATTCTAAGAATTGCTTGTATTGGTATACTTACACCAAAATACGATATTTTACGAAGTTTTACGATTTTTTACGACATTCTACACTCTACGAATCATGTACAAGTTAGTAGAATCAAATATACTATAATTAATAGATCACGGTGAATAATGTTTCTACGAACAGAGGCCCCCCTCCCCTTTGAAAAAAATTTGGATTTATTATTTTTTCTGAATATTTAGAATATTTTTACAGTAATATCTGAGAAATAAAAATCAGGCTATACGCAATGTTGAATAATATGATGTAACCTAAGCCTTTAATATTGATTATCAGTTGCCTATTAGGACATGTTAACAACCTTAATATGACATATCAATAGCATAATAAATTATTACATTTGTAGAGTATAAAGCTTTGAAACGAAATTTTCAAAGCAACATGATACGCTTCCAGCTTGATGTGCAAGTCGAACTGCTCTGCTTAATAACCCGCAGAGTCAAACCCTCTCAAACTTCAACTCTCAAACTTTGATTTAGCTTTCTCAATTTTTAATTTTCTAAGCGAGTTTATACCTAATATAGATTATCAATGCCCTATTAGGAGGTATTAAACGACCTTAATAAAGTATAAGAGAGTATGAGTTTAATGAGTTCAACTCTCTCGAACTTTAATTTAACAACTCTCTCAGTTCGCATGGTTCTGAAAAGACTAGCAAGCTTCGCTCGAGGCAAGCAAAGCTTGCCGGGCCCGATTTGCAAAGCAAATCTTGTGCTATGCGCACTGTTCACTACGTTCCTCAGACTTCGTCAAGAATGTGCTTGATGCTCACATTGACGTCACTTCCGAATATTTAGAAACTGATCCTTCGGATCAGTTCGCTTCGCTCACAAAAAAAACACAGAGTTTCCAAAATTTTGGAATCTTTTAAAATTTGCGAACGGAGTGAGCTTGGCCAAAGGCCAATTTTAGAAACTCACATGAGTGAGCGCCAAGCATAATGAGCGCAAGCGAATTATGCGACCGGCGGCGAACCAATTCAACTCTCTCAAACTTCAACTCTCAAACTTCAGCTCTCTCAAACTTTAATTTCCTAAGCGAGTTTATACCTAATATAGATTATCAATGTCCTATTAGGATATATTAAGGTCGTTAATACCTCCTAATAGGACATTGATAATCTATATTAGGAGGTATTAACGACCTTAATAAAGTATAAAAGAGTATAAGTTTAATGAGTTCAACTCTCTCAAACTCAGTTTAGCTTGCTGTAAGACACAAAGTGTCGAACTTCTAGAAGCAAAGCTTCTGAGGGTTACAGATTACTATACTACTCCCAAAGTTATGTATCAAATTGATTTAACTCGCAGAGTTGTTCTAAGAAATTGCCTGTGTTTGGTATCGTTACGCCAAAATACGACATCTTACGAAGTTTTACGATTTTTTACGACATTCTACACTCTACGAATCATGTACAAACTAGTAGAATCAAATGTACTATAATTAACAAATTACGGTGAATATTAATTCTACGAACATAAGTCCCCCCCCTTGAAAAAATTTGAATCTGTTAATTTTTCTGAATAATTGGAACATTTTTTGAGATAATATCCAAGAAATAATCGATGTGTTAAATTAAAGCTGTTCAATCTAAGATAAATAACAGATTCGGTACATCAATGAATATTCCCCTATATTGAATAAGACTGGTCAAAAATTAAATAAAATAGGTCGTTAGTTTAGAAATAAACATTATTTCTAAACTATTAGATTGTTTAAAAATAATGTTATCTTTGGATCTAAGAGAAGCAGTTACAACTGTTCAAAATTTTAATAGGACTATTTTATGGCATATACTATTAATTTTTTAAAAGCTTCTAAAAATCAGGAATGTAAATCGACCAGTCTTTAAGTATTCACGTTATTTGTTTGGTCTTTAGCAGTTCTTTTCTGAAAACTTGATCTATTTTCAATAACTCGATAATGGCTTTATCTAGGGTTTTAACATTCTGTACACTATTGTCTTTGACGATGTTAATAATCTTCTTCTTAATACTTTTGGCCACTGACTCTTTCTGCTCTTTTTTCTCGTCGTTGTATAGTTTTTGGTAAGTGGTCGATAGAAAGTCTGATCGACCTCCAACCAGTTGATATCCCATAACTTCATCGTCCTCCAATGTTATAATATGCGGATCTATGTCAAAACATGATAGAAATCGGTAATAAACGCTCAAGTGATCCTTGAGTTGCCAGCGATTTACTCTAACACCGTTAGTACTATGAATGTTTCGGATTAGATAAATCTCGTATGAATCAAGATAGTAACTCTTGATCAAACTAACTAACTGTTTAATGCCGGCATCCTCTAGGAAGGTTTCCCAGCTTCGACCTCTGAATAGTTTAAGTCGATTGATGACCTTGTCAAAAAAAACATTGAAACGTTCTGGCTCTCCCGTTTCTCGTTGAGTACAATTATTGATAACATTGAAAAGATCATCTAGTGTCAAGAGATAGGCACAGGTTGGTTCGTTATTCTCTAAACGTTTGACCAGGTACTCATATTTTTTTTCCAAATCGTTCTCGATATCCATGATGGCGACTTTTTGATGATCGGATAGGAGTTTGAGCTTATCTAGTGTTTCGGTACTGTTGACAACTCCAACCATCATATTAAAGTTGTTGATATTTTGACCAGTTTCTAGTTTGGGATGATGGTATTCGTGATGTCGTAAGACATATTGTATTATTTCCTCATTCAATTCTAGATCATTTCTATTTGGACACAATCTTATCCGGTGAAGGTGGCGACTCATATCTGTCTTTTTTCCAGTTTTGTGATTACAGCGTGGACAGACATAAAGACTTTTATAATTTCCTATATTCATTATTGAGTAATATATCAATATAACCATTATTTTATCTTAAATAATTTTCGTATTTTGTCGTAATTATAAATGAATATGTCGTAAAATATATTTTACATGTTATAATTCCATTTACACCAAAATACGATATTTTACGAAGTTTTACGATTTTTTACGACATTCTACACTCTACGAGTCACGTACATTTGATTCTACTAATATGTACGTGACTAACAAATTACGGCAAATATTGTTCCTACGGACAGAATCCCCCTCCCCTTGAAAAAATTTGAATATATATTGAATATATATTTAATTTCTAAATAATTGGAAGTTAAATATATAGTGAAAGTGAGAGTGCTTTATCTCATGGCTCTCGATTTTCAAACTCAACTTACTAACTTACTTTGTACTAATATAATATACTAAAGTCCTTAATATGAGTTATCAAGTGTCCTATTAGGGCACTTTAACGATCTTAATGGGAAAATATTAGACTGATGATTTAACTCTCTGTTAATCCGTGAGTTTAGTTTATTCTCCTTTATATGGCATACCAAAGTTCTTAATATTGTTTATTAATAGGCTATTGATAAACGATTTTAATGTATTATAATAATATTAGATGAGTGATTTCCTCATACAATAAATAGCTTTGAACGTGTTCAAGTCTTTCTAGATTTACATGGTCGAAAGGTAGTTGCAATTGACAATGGGCTAATGTGAATTTCTAGAGTAAAATCTTTCCCATTATGGAATGAGATGTTGTATGTTTATTTTCTAAACTCATTTATTCCAAATAGGGTGCATCAAGGTCTTAATATGGTACGCCAGATTACAGATCCAACTCTCTCAAACTTCAATCTTCAACTCCCTTTTCGACTCTCTCAGTTCGCACGGATCTGAAGGACTAGCATAGCAAGCTTTGCTTGCTATGCGCACTGTTGCCACAAATCGAAAATTTCAAGACTACGTTCACTATATGCGACCGGCAGTGAACCAGTTCAACTCAATATGGTCATTTCCTAAGCGAGTTTATACCTAATATAGATTATCAATGTCCTATTAGAGTGTATTAATGACCTTAATAAAGTATAAGAGAGTATAAGTTTAATGAATTCAACTCTCTCAAACTTCAATCTTCAACTCTCTCATCGATTCAAAACTCAAAACTATCATTGTTTTTGTTCTAAAAATTAGGAAGAGTGTATTTTTGGCTATTCTCTAAAAATTCAAATGGATTGTTGTGTGATTTAAGCATAGAATTCTAACTTGACTGCAAATTTAAAATAAAGTATTATAGAAATAAGATGGCATCATCAGAAAAAATGCCTTTAAAGAGTTTGAATTATTATCCTGATATTGAAAGTGATGACTTTCATCAAAAAATTTTTGATAAAGCGGAGTTTTATCTAACACCAAATACAAATCGCCAAAATTTACCTAAACTTTATCAAATTGGAACCCATCAAATGTTTGTTAAAAATTTCCTAAGTCCTAATACGCCATATAATGGACTCCTTCTCTTTTATGGGACTGGAAGTGGTAAGACATGCGCTGCTTTACAAATCGCAGAACAAATGAGACCTTATGTTAGCGAAACAGGTGGTCGTATTATTGTTCTAGGTAGAAGTGGCCCTCATGTTCAAGGTATCTTTACTAGAGAAATGCACGACGTTGCCAAAGAGTTAGAGGAGATTAATAATTATTTACCATCTGGCTCTAGTCAGTGTTTAGGGCAGACATATTCTAGTGGTTTGAGTACTAGAATGATAGACGAATATAGTTATAGTGTAAATTTGAAACGTCAAAAAAAGAACGTGGGTAACATTTATGAATTTTATGGTTTTACCAAGTTTCATGGATTAGTAAACGAATTAGAAAAGAAGAACCAGTTTTTGGATGATTACTTTGCTAATTGTATTTTTATTGTTGATGAGGCTCATAACTTTGCTGGTCTTGAAACAATCGAAAAAGCTGCAGATATTACTGAATCAACGCGTATCAAAGATGATGTAGATGATATTACACCCAGTTTGGAAACTGATGTTGTTTTTGATAGTAAACTTATGTTTAAGGCTGAACGTTTACGTATTAAAATTATTAATACGAAGAGGAAAATTACGTTAAATCGATTAGAGCAACAGGAACTATTGAGTAATTACGGAGTGATAGGCGATAACAAATTGATAATCGAAATTGAGAAACTGAAGCGTGTGTTGGTTTATTTAGAAGAGGAATACACTAATTCTAAACTGGAACTTGTGGAATTATACGAAAATATTCTTAATGAAATGAAACTAATATCAGAACAAGATCGAGATATTTTAATAGGTAATCTGACTAATGTTATTGAGAATGGAAAATCTTTAACAATTGATTTTCTGAAATCAGTTGATTTAAGTCAAGAAGCTGAAACTAGATTATCAGGTGATCCGATTTTGATTTTTTTGATTAAGATTGATTCTACTTCCGGACTCAAGAACGAGTATCCTAGTTTTTTGAAGGATCTTGATCGAATTACTGTACCTGGATCCAAAAGCAAACTGGAAGGTCTCAAAACTTATCAAGCACTAAAACGAGTTCTTTTAAGTATTGGAGGCTCTAAAGTAATTCTTTTAACTGCTACTCCTATGAGAGATCGTCCAGATAGTATCAAATATCTACTTAATATTTTAAGAGTTAATGATGGTAAAAACGAACTTACAACAGAAGAGCTATTTTCAGGTGGGATACCAAATGAGAAGGCATTATCGAGAGCAGCTTCTGGATATATTTCAAGATATAAGGGTGATACTTCAAATTTTCCTCGCGTTATATGGGATTTAAAGGAACATCCCAACCAAGAAGACCGGGATCTTATCAGACTTCCAGGTATCGAACCAACAATTTTGACTCTCAATCCTTCTTTACAAAACTCACCATCCCTTAATTTGATAGGATGTCGTTCTAGTGTTAACTCTGAACAAGATCGTGAATATTGGCGCTATATTCAATATCAGAGATATTTGCGGTCAAGTAAAACAACAGTGGGCCAAATTGTGACTGGTAAAGTTGAAAGTGGTGAAAGTCGTACTCAATTGGAATTTCGTTGTAACTTTGCCTACCCTTTGAAAAAGAGTCTTATAATGGACGAAGGAGAAATGGCTTTTTTACAAGAAACAAATGCTGATGGTACAACCGAAGAATATTTGATTAAATATAAGGCAGATACTTTTTTCAAACAGTTATTTAATTACGATGACAAAGGCTATCATTTAAGTAATTTTAGTTATCGACAAGAAAATGTTACTGGTCGTTTTTTAGATCCTGATCAAATCGAAAATTATTCAGCCAAAATGGCTAATCTTTTCCAAGTCCTCAATGCTGTCGCAACCAGGAACAATAAACCGGGAGGTATTAACCTCATTTATTCTAAATATGCGTTGATAGGATGTTATTTAATAGCCCTAGCATTAGAAGAGATAGGATATCGTCGCTATCCTGGAGGAAGTTTATGGAAAGAACCTCCGACAAGGAGAGTCTGTAGTATTTGTAATCGGTTAGAAAATGAGCATGATGCAACGACTCACACTTTTAAACAAGCCTATTATATTTTAGGTGTTAAAAGTAGTGAAGAAGTAAGTCGATATTTATCGGTACTTAGAGCTGAAAATAATCGTTATGGTGAAGAAATCAAAGTCATAATTGGAACATCTACAATAACAGAGGGTCTTGATTTCCGATTTATCCGATATATTCATGTTTATGAACCTTGGTATAATTTTACTCGTCTTGATCAGATTGCTGGACGTGGTTCTCGACAGGGCTCTCATGATGGATTTCCGTTAGGAGACTATGATTGGAAAAATGTAACAATGTTCCTTTATTGTTATCTCCATAGCACTACTAAATTTTCTAATTGTCCACAAGAATTGACTCCTCCCTCAAATCTTACTCCTATTACAAGAGAAATTTCATTTTCTGGGCCAGCTTCGCTTACATTACCGATAACACCTGAACCTGCATTTATATCTACTATACCTATTTCAGACCAAATAATTGGGACACAGGATGATGAGATTTTTGGTGGTTCGCCACGAATTTGTAGTCGTTATGATTATCCGGACGGTTGCAATTTTACCCGTGATGTTTTAAATTATTTGACAACGTTAGAGAAGGATTGTAACATTAAACAGGTCGAAAAAATTTTGAATAACGTGGCAGTTGATTGTCCTCTTTATTTAGCATCTAAAGATAGAACCAATAATGAAGACTTTTCTAGAGACTGTTATTATAGTAATTGCGGTACTAAATGTCCTTATTTACCCCCATCCATTAATATAAGTCGTGAAGGTTCTAATTATTTTATAGAAACTGGACAAAGAAGGAGAGTGCTAACTGAAAATGACAATTTGAAATCTTTGGGATGGGGTGACCAAATTGTCGTTGGTGCGACATCAGGTCGTTATTATTTAACAGATGTTAGTTTTCTTGAACAGTTAAGATATTATGGTGATTTACAATTAGACGAAAGATCTACAAGTTTGGTTGCATGGATCATGAATGAAAAAGACTATTCAACTTTTTACTTGTCATTTTTTAAAACTATTGCTGAACAACTTGTGACACTTTTGAAATATATTTTAGTTAAAGAATATAGCTTAGAAAAACCAATAATTCCCTTAAAAAAATTAGTTAACCGAGTAAAACAAACATTAAGTTTCAATTTACCAACCGACTTATTAACAGAATTGGTGGGTTATACAATGGGATTATTATCTGGTGTCTATCGTCAAAAAGAATATGCCTTAGAAAACTACATTATTATACCTATGACATTAAATGGTGACACTTTTTATATATTACATCCGAATTATGTTCAATATGTAGACTCTTCTACTTATCATAAATACATTTGGCCAGAAACAGTCATTAAATCGCTCAGACCAATTGATATCAATAATTGGATATCGGTAACAAAGGTCATTACCCCGACACCAACACCAACACCAACACCAACTCCCCATGTTGATTTGCCTGACCAAGACGTTCCCCCAGTTGTAACAGAGCAGGCTTTTGCGTTGTTAAATGAATATTTCTCAAAAATCAATAATAATGTTTATAACAAGTACGAACTATATCGTAATTTTTTACAAGACAGGGATATTAAATTGCTGGACGCGATGTATTATTTGATAGTTAATGAGTTTCCACCAGAGACAAATCAGATACGTTTATTGTTAATAAAATATTTGGCGCATATGTTAGAATATAAGTCACTAGCCAAAATCGAAGTTTGTAAATGTGGAAATTTCTTACATAGTCAACTACAACCCGGAGCATCTAACGTAGAGTTACAATTTTTATATGAAAATAGTAATCCGGAAAGACGCACTGGAGTAATTCGCATCACTGTTACCAGTGATGGGCAAATTCAATATAAACAAGTCAATGCCGTCATTCCAAGTTATGAAGAACCAGTTATTAGAGGTCCATCTGGATCTTATCAACGGCAATTGTCTAGTATCGCCCACGGAAACTATGGTAAGTTAGCTAGATCTCCTATACCTGTATTTAAACTTAATAATTATTTATTAGCAGTTATTAAAAAGGGGCCAGGTAAGCACCGAAGGACATACCGTGATTGTAGTACATTTGATTTTCCAGAATCGGATGCTAGTCCGGGATTAGCCCATATTTATTCGCATTTAGCAATGAGAGCTAGACAAATACCTACTTTTTATAATGGAATAATGCCTAGAGATGCCCCAGAATTGTTAACAATCACTGCGATGCCTAATCATAATTGGTCTGTAGTTTCAGAAACTTCCGATAGAATGATTTCAGGTAAAAGCCAATTTACGACTTTCATTTGCGAACAAATTGATATACTTCTGCATTTCTTACATGATTATGACCCCGAATATGCCTATTTCGAATATACCGAAATTTTACCTAAAACTAAAACCACTGCCACTCGAACAACTGGTACCAAAGGACGTAAGAAAAAGGCAGCTTAACTAACGATGTTTTGATTTTGTGACGGCTAATTCATTAGATCTAATGAATTATCTGTTTGTATTTCTATCCTAGGAGTTATTTTTTATGAGATAATATATATAGACTGAAATCTAATGGCAAGTCAAAATCCATATAGTTATTCCGATCGTTCTCGTGGACATGGGAAAAACCAATTTCGCTTAGACTCCCAGAAACCTATCGACCAACTAATTCCTGATTCCTCTTTCACTCCTCTTAACTTTAATTCTACGTTAAGTCCACAACAACTTAATAGCCTTCGAGATAATTTAATGCAAAATATAGGATTTCTTAATGCCAATCGCCAAAAAATTCGCTTTAGTGAGTTTTCAACTTTAGTCAATTATCATCAATATGCCCTAAATACTCTAAATAATATGCTCAAAATCAAAGAAGTAGAAGCTAATAATCCTTTCACTGGTAATTTACAGGCGTGTGGAGAGCAAAATCCGGTGGAAAACTTGGTATATAATGATCGCGGATTACTTGAACAACAACCCAAACGAGAGTTTACTGAAGAATGGGAACACCAATTTAGTCAAAATTTAGTCAATCCGCCCTGTTATTCTCTTCCTCCAAGTAATTGCTTTAAACCCAACCGTTAAAAGACCGTCCGATATTCCAATGATCGAGTTCGCTAAACTCCATACTCACATACATATAATAATTATTTCAAAGCTTTTAGAAAAATAATTATTATGCAAACGTCAACGAATCCGAATTTTTCATATAAGATAATCGAAGGTGTAAGCATATTTTGAATATTTTTGGTGTTATTTTTGGTTGATAATTATTTTGCCAGCTTCTTTCAGCCATTCTAACCGAAGAGACTTATATTCATCGCTAGTGTATTTTGGCCAGACTGTTGCATCAAAATCTCTTTTAATTTCAGCTCGTCTAGCGGCAATTGGGCCAGGTGGATCCTCGTTTTTCTTGAAAAGGAAATCAAGAACTTCAGTTGGTTTTTGTACTAACCTGGCAACAATTTCTTGGCTAATAAAAGCTAAGATAGAGTTCCTTAACTGTTGGACAACTTCATCCGTATTAGGATTGTCGATAATCCAACAACATCCCTGTTTTCCGCTTAATTTTTTCATTGGACTCCAAGAGCCACCCAGTCTTCTAAAAAGATCCCTATATCTAAAAGTATTACCATATACTAGCTGTTTACCCAAGTGAGTGATAAGTTTAAGATCAGGACCAACGTGAATTTCCTGTATATCAGTCAAAGTTGTTTCATCTTGTGACATAGACTGGTTATTCTCAGTGGGAATAGAAAAACTCCTCTTAATATCGTTTTCTTTGGCCTTAGAAAAGACCCAACAACAGCCGGTTATATTATCCAATTTGATTCTGGGATTATATTTTCCACCCAAGCTCTTGAAAGTATCTTTATAATCCTTAGTATTATTGCCATAAACTATTACACCATTTTTGTAATCAGTCATAAAAAGTGATCCAGGAAGTAACTCTGTAACAGACATAATAAAATATATAATAATATGGTAGATAATAAACACAAGTTTAGTGTTTATCAAAAATTCTTGTATAAGTATTGTCCTCAAGATTAGGTTGATCGACACCAAATGGATAAAAATCCATAATATATGCTCCATGTTCTATTGTTTGCGTTTCGGTGAAATAATGATCCCGTAAGAGGAAGAACTCATTATAGTTTGTTGGATCGAATCCCGATTTAGTTGGAACTTTAAATGTTGCTTCTACTGGTAAATGATCTGACATCTGACCAGTCAAATGCAAATGACGATTTTCACTGGACCAGTCGATTTCAGGTAATTCTGTTACTTTAACTTTAGGTGTCCAACAAAAACGATCATAAGCAAATTGTAATGGTCTTTCGCCTTCAGTCTTAAAGTAATGGGATTTAACCATAGTATAAGCTGTTTTTAAATCTAATGGACTATTATGCCACAATTGCTTATTCTTGTAAAATTGTGTCAATGGTTCCTCGCTATTGAAATCACCGCCGATTATAATTGCCATCTGGTCAAGTTTGTTAAAAATGTGCATTAAACTCATTTTTAGAATTTCCAGTACATTTAAACGTTCATCTCTGGATTCAGTTATTGGATGCATAAGATGAACACCGACAAATACGAATTGTTCAAAAACGACTATTCCGATTGCTTTTTTCTTTGGATTGATTGTTGATGACATCGAAAGACAAAAGGCATCAATCAATGGTAGTGTCTTTCGAATAACTAAATAGAGGGCTTCAGTCATGGTTGGTTCCCAAAATCTAAGAATGTAATGGGTGGATTCTCCATTTGGACCTTCTGAACTTATCGCATACTTTAATCTATTTATTAAATCTTGATTGGCCTCGATCAAATTGATGATGTCATATTCTCTATAAACTGCAAGTAAATAGTCTACAATATTGTCTAATGGTATTTCTGATTGGTAATCCGTACTTCCATATAAGTTAGGAGGCTTGCCAGTTCCAAGATCACGATAACTTGATAAAAAGGTAAATCGTTCAGGAGTACGCGGATAGATTGGATTGATAGCCCATACACCTCGACGTTTTCCTTGTATAGCGAAATTAGAAACATTGTAGTTCAAAATTTTAATATTGGTCATTAGGGAATATGAAAAGTTAATTATAAAAGTTAACAAATTTTTTTTCTTGATATATTGAATATAGTGAATAGTGAAAATGGGGCAGTCTAACTCTAAAACAGTGTTTAGTTACAATCAATCTGCCTTGAATATTATAAAAGGGATTCAGAATCGTGCTAAGAATTTAAGAGATGATTATACTTATGAATTCTTGGATGAAAACTTTTGTAACAAGGTGGCTTTACTATATAATGACAAATTAACCAAATTTCGAAAACAGGAAATTGATAATGTCCGTTATACACTTGGAATTGTTAATGATAATCCAGCCACCAAAAAGAAAGTTTGTGATATGATTGTTGACCATTATGTTCGAAGATTAAAGCTAATTGCCCAAATTGAAAACAGCATGGATTATGCTCTTAGTCGAATCTATGCTCTGACAGTTGGTCCACGTTGTGATGGTAATCCTGAAGTTTTCAATCAACAAGATTGTATTTCAAATGGTGGTCGTTGGACGACTTTAGTTACAATGCCAGAAGATATTCGCGAAAATAAAGATTGGTATCAGCAAATTCATGATATGCAGCGTGAATATATTAAATTTTTGAAGCGATTAGATTCAATGTTGGTCCAACTTGACGATTTTGATGAATATGTCAATGACGAAAAACTTTCCATGTTAGAAAAAGAATTTGATAAACTTGTTGCTCGAATCAATCGAACCACTTTCGAAAGATATCGAATGATATCAGCTACTAGAACTTTTACTCAACAGGAAGTCATGGAGTCACGCCTTCGACAAGAAGAAGCCACTAAAAATTATGCTGCACAGCAATCAGCATTACGAATGTCAAAGGGATTACCTCCTCTAAAATATCGCTAATAGTTCCTGAACTTGATGCACATTTGTCAGCTTCGAGAATAAGATGACATGTCTTATAATTAAGGAGGATTTCATCTTTGCATAGCCAGAAACCTGGCTTATTAATATACTTTATTTATATGTTTGAGTTTCTTCTTCTAATTGTTTTCTTCATCTTTTTGATATACTTTGGTTCTACACTTGAACCACTTCGTTTTACTCGTGGAATGAGCTATGATCTTCGTGGTGACCCATGTATTATTCGTCCAAATTGGATGCCGTGGAATATGAGTAGTTGGGCACACTTACCAGCACTATATAATCCCCATCTTCCATATTGTGATGAGTTACCGTTTTGATCGTGAAACCTTTCCATTTATAGGGTAAAGTAAGATAAGTTATTATACCTAAGTGTCTTAAAATCATTTTTTCTTTTTAACTAAGTCTAGTATTGCCTTGAAACTACGTTTTCAAAACTTGATATTAAAGCACCTAATAGGGTACTAGAATTAGGCTAGAGACTAATTTAGTCTAGCTAAATTTAGTAAAATAAAAAATTGATTTGGAAGTTAAAAAACTATATTTTATAGAAATTAAGTAATGTCTACTTTAACATTAGAAGCTGCAAAAACAGAGGAATTAAGTGACAAAGTCACCATCAATTCACAAAGCGAACTGAGCCACGAAATTTCTAGCATAAT